AACATTCCTTCGCCGCAGCGCAATCATGGCTGTGCTCATTCGACACGTAGCCGACGAAACCAGCCAGCCACTCAAGCTCCGTATGGTTATCCCGCGTAATGATGTGGTCGCCCCATTTGTCGTAGATTTTGGTGAACCTAGCGCCCCCTGGGGCGGGGGCGTTTTTGAGGGTCGCGGTGCTCATGCGGCCACCTCTTTGCCAGTGTCATGTTTCCATTCTTCCGCATCTTCCACTATGGAATTGCTGTAGGCTTCCTGCGTTTCATAAGCCGCCTTCACCTGCGGATATAGCGGGTGCTCCGGCCCTACGTCGATGCGGTAGCTAAAGATTCTTCTCTGATGACGAAACGCGTTAACACTGCTGTAGGGGGAGCGTTCGAACCATGAGCGCACGAGCGGGCTGAATTTGCAGGCGCAACGTCCGAAGATGGCTATCCCGTCCAGGCACTTTGCGTAAAAAGCTTCCTGTAGCGGTGCGTCTTCGTCATCCTGAATACCATTCCAACGAAACAACGGCGCTTTTTGAGTCCCTGATAAGGCCTTGCTAGCCTGAGGCTGGGCTTGCTCGCTAACGTTTAATGTCATTTTGATATCTCCTGGCCCCTGTGCCGCTGGTTGCGGGTGTCGTGGGGCGATGCGGGTAAATTAGCTAGTCCTAATCTCATTGTCAATAGGAGTTCCTAATTATTTTATTGGGTTTCTCCAAGCATTAAAAAACCCCGCGCGGGCAGGGTTTGTGTCAACGGACCTATTGAACTTGGCAACTATCTAGACACTTTAGGCCAAGGGAGACAAAAGAGATCAGCATAATTTCTGTTTGAATCATCTGAGCAATACTCAGAAATCACTTCCCTGCCCGCGAAAGTAATATGTTTTGGTGGTTGCGCTAAGTTCAATAAGCTCCATCCAGTGAAACCTGCTTTGTTACCGAAGTTGATTTTTTCGATATCACTTCCAGCGAAGCCAATTGTCATAATTACGTCTTCTTTGGTGTTTCCATATCGATCTTCAAGTTCTGTGATTATTCTAAACTCCACATTCCCATCCTTCGGAATTATTTTTTGGGATTTGGCCAAGATATCTACCATCTTTATAGATGCATTAAACAGAAGGGCCGAGTTGCTAAATCCTGAAGAAGGTATGATGTCAACAATCAGTAAAGGTTTGCCATCCTGCATATTTTCCTTAGCTTTCACGACACTCTTGTTAATCCTGGCGATGCGTTCGGCCAGTGTCAGTGAAGGATCATGTTCGATAGCACTAGTATCGGGCTCTTGGCATGATGTCATTTGACAAACCAATGACAAGCTGATAATTGTTTTCGTAACTAGGACGAAAACGCTTGTGATGTTGTATTTCATTTATGCGTAGCTCCTGTCGTTAGAAAAATGAACTCACAACCCTCCATCACCGAGCTTGCTGATCACACGGCCAATAATGTGAACCGTATCCATTTCCTTAGGCGGTACGGTCTCGTCTTTGTAAATACGATGACCTTCGGAGTCCTTGTTTTGGTTGTCGCTAACAATGCGTAGACCATTGTTACGCAAGGTGTAGAGTCGTTTGACCTTTGCTTCACCACCAATGGCGATGGCGTAAACTTTCCCATCACGGATGCGTGTGTCTGCGAGATTCACCAGCACCCGGTCTTTATCGAATAACGTTCGCTCCATGCTGTCACCGTATACACGCATCAACTTCATATCTTTTGAACTGATGTGTACGTCCCTGAGCCAAGACAGGGGGAACGGCATTCTGAATTTTGTTTCGATAAATTCAGGGATCACAACACCGTTACCAGCAGCGAGTAATACATCTACTTCGTCGATCAGCACATCTGTTTCAGGGTCCAAATCATCATCACTCTCAATTACTCGCAGCTCACAGGCGTCAAGTTTGGTACGCTCGGGACCCTGTGTGCTTGGATTCTCTTGGTTTGAATTCGCGGTAACGGCACGCATTGGGCCGGTACCTGTTGCTAGCCATTTTTCCGAAACATTAAGCGCCTGGGCGGCTTTGAGGAGATTCTCCCCGCGCAAGAATTTTGCTTTCGAGCTTAGCCAGCCATGAACGCTCGGAGGTTTGACCCTGACTGCATCGGCAAGTTGTTTTTGTGTCATGCCAGCTTCAAGCATGGCAAAGCGGAGTCGTTCGTTAAGAGACATTAGGAAAGGCTAACAAATAAGTGGTTAGGAGTAGCTATTGACAAAATGATTAGCTAGTCCTAACTTAAGGGGTATGAACGCAAATCAGATCATCGATACCCTTGGCGGCACTGCTGCTGTGGCACGAATGTTTAAGATCAAACAGCCATCGGTAAGTGAGTGGCGTAAGACGGGCATTCCTTCGGCACGGCTTCAGTTCCTTGAGGTTGTCCGCCCCGACATCTTCGGCGCTCCCCCCACAGGCCACAGGCAGGAGGTGTCCGATGCGGCCTAAACCCGAGCTCCCAACTTCTTTTCTTTCTCGATTACCAAAGGCAGTGCGCCTCTGGTGGTTTCGATTACACAAGCAACCGCACTGTGTGGAATGTGGAAAACGGTTGGATGGGTTTGAATTTCTCCGGGCGGGGGTTGGCCTTCTAGAACTACTGAAAGGTAGTGGTTTTCCATGTCCACGTGCGTGCAAATCCAAAACGCGTGGCTGCCAAAACGGCCATCTTGGGAGTGAAGTTTCCCAATGATCAATTGGCTCAAGACTACATTTGGATGTAGTACTACAACGAATACTTTTTCTTCCATGCCGATCTCCGGTAGTGATTTGGTTGTGTGGAAACACCAATTCTACCGGCAGATCGGCTCCAACCCGATTTCGATTGGAAATGCACTTATGGAGATGCCTGATGCGGCGTGATGGTTTGGAACGGACACGTGCTCGTGTACCCGTTTCTATGGACGAACTCCGCATCAAGGAATACGAGGCCGAAGCCGAACTGCTGCGGTTGAAAGCAGCAGCAACGGACGATCCCTTACTTAAAGAGCGTCTTTTGGCGCAGTCCAGCCTTGCATCTCTTGGTGCAAAGCAAATCGCAAATCTTTGTAGCTCATTCAAACGGTGTGACGTTTGATGCGCTGTATTCGATCTTTTCAATGACATTGAATAACCCTTGGTAATGAATCTATGTATGCCGATCCGACCCACATTCGTAGTCACCCGGTGAAGGTGCGTTTTAACGATGCCGAACGCGATTTAATCAATGCGTTGGCTCAGTACAACGGGATGCAACCGGCGGCGTTGGTTCGTGAACTGGCGTTATCGGTAGCAACTGCTGCGATAAAGAATGATAAGCGGCAAGCAGACGCGGCTTGAAGTGCCTAACCAGGCCCTTTGGAGGCCCTGTGAAAATTGATCTAAGCCCTGCTGATCGAAAAATGTTTGAGCAATACGCACAAATCTATGGACTGGCTTGCGTTGATGAAGCGGTAGAACACGCTGCAAAACAAGCACTAAAGGACGCTTATCTGCTACGGGCCAAGAATGGGCATTCACCTCTTGAAGAAGGCGTGGTGATCCATTTGAAGGGACTTAAAAAGCCCTCAAGGAATCAAGAATGAAAGCAAGCGATGACACCGTGAGCTTGACCCGTATGAATGACCGTAAGAGGAAAGGTTGATATGTATATCTCAGTGGCTCCCTTTGATAACCCTGTAGGCAGCTTCGTTGGCGAGGGCCACAAGCGCCTTATTATCGATATTGCGGCCGGTCCTCCGGCACCAGGCAACGAAGTCAGCGGATCGTATCTCGGCCTTGATGGTCCTGATGCCCTGGTCATTGAGGCGTTTGAAGTGTTGCTCCGCAGCGGCTTCCCATTCAGCGTACGTCCGATGCCAACGGCGCTCGGGAAGGATGGGCTTGAATGACTCGTAATCGTCTTCTTTGAACCATGCAAAGCCTAAGACCTGGATTTCCCCTTCTTGCATTGCTGCCCTCCTTACGGGCTGTCGTTGTGACGACAACAGTTTACCGCAGGGCGGGCAGCATCTTTTTTCTATGCAGATTTCATCCGCTGGAACAGGGCGCACAATGGGTATTGATTTTGGTGAGCAGATACAGGCGCTTCTTCGCCGACAGTCACAGTGACAGCGTGAGCTTGACCCACATTCACCGCTGCGGTACCGTCGTCGGTAAGGAGCCTAAGAACTCCGGACAAAGCGGTACCCGCACCCGAAACCCATGCGGTTTTTTTACGCCTGCACGTTTTACGTCGGGAGGGCGGCAGCGATACAAGACCCTTTGGGGAAAGCTGCCCGCCGTCTTTGTCCGGTTTCTTAGCCTCCCGACACCCACAGGTGCGGCGCCTAGGAACGTCTCCCTGTGGTCACCTCTCATGACAAAGGAGACGTTTTTATGACGCAGTTACCTGCTGCCGTGTGTTTTTCCGGCAAATCCCTTCCCACTATTGATCGTGATGGTGTTCCTCACCTGACGGCTGCCGATCTGGCCCGCGCTTTGGGCTACAAAGACACCGTGAGCTTGACCACTGTACGCCGCTGCGGTACCGTCGCTAGTAAGGAGATCAAAAACTCCGGAAGTAGCGGTAACCGCACCCGAAACCCATGCGGTTTTTTTACGCCTGCACGTTTTTACGTCGGGAGGGCGGCAGCCATACAACACCCTGTAAAGGGGAAAGCTGCCCGCCGTCTACTTCCGGTTTTTGACCTCCCGACACCTACGGGTGCGGCGCGCAAAAACGTCTCCCCGTGGTCATCCCATGAAGTAGGAGACGTTTTATGACGCGGTCCATTATTCCGTTCGATTTTCATTCCCACGTTGTGCGCGTTGTGATGCGCGATGGCAATCCGTGGTTTGTTGCTACCGATGTTGCTGTAGCGCTCGGCTACCGCGATGCGGCTAATGCAGCACGCCACGTTGGTGCACATCAGAAGGGTACTCACATTGTGAGTACCATCAAGGGAAATCAAGAACTTACGATCGTTTCAGAAGGTGGGTTATACCGCCTTGTTCTACGAAGCCGTAAGCCAGAGGCTGTTGCCTTCTCGGATTGGGTTACGGATGAAGTCCTGCCCTCAATCCGCAAGACGGGGAGCTATTCCACTACCGGAACAATGGTGAATGACGATGTGCTCTACGCCATCTGGATTCTGTGCGGCCAATTCAAGTCGCTGCATGAAACGGTATTCACCAACAAAGTTCCGCAAGCACTGGCATGGCTTGGGGCTAGGCAGATGAGCGGGGCGCTTTACGACCGTCTGCTAGATGGCCTGCACGGCGGCGTTGGCCCTATAGAGAAGGCCCTCGGTCCTCAAATGGAGCGGGTTGCGCAACGGGTTAGTGGGATTACCTACCACCGCTTCAGCTAACACCTGCGGCTGTCTGTCTGGCCGTACTCCTTAATTAGTAAGGAGTGACTTTCAACTCGTTAAACCACCCCCGCAGTTAAAAAGGGCGGGCTGAGGGGTTGGCCTCAACTCGCCCAAAACAAAGGTGAAACTCCTATGAGAGATTCTATCACGGTTCTAAAACACCCCGTAAATACCCTCGCCAAAACATGGTGCGCTGATGGCTCGGTGAAAGCCTACGACAACGCCAAGTTCTTCCAGGTGGAGCAACGAGCACTCAACAATAGTCGCGAGCTCTCTGCACTCCTCACGGAGCTGGAGCAGAACCCGCATGCCTGCGTGATTCGCGGGGCGTATGTGGGCGATGCCAAAGCCGCTGCGCTTGATACTGAGTTCCAGAAAGGAAAAGTACGGCGCATTGCCGAGCTGTACGAGGATATCCCGCATCACTGGATGCTCGTTGAGATCGACAACTTCGATCCGGTGCGCCGCGATCCGGTGGCCGATCCGGTGGGGAGTATCGGCGAGTTCCTCCACGCACATCTTCCCTTTGGCTTCCACGGCGCAGATTACCATTGGCAGTTATCCAGTAGCGCGGGGCGTCCTGAATGTGCAGGCAAGCTAAAAGCCCATGTGTGGTTCTGGCTACATAAGCCGTACACCAGCGCACAGCTCAAAGCCTGGGCCGCTGTCTGCGCTCCAGGGCTGGATGCTTCTGTATTTAATACGGTGCAAATCCACTACACCGCCGCCCCTGTGTTTGAAGCCGGTGTGGCCGATCCAGTTCCAGTGCGTAGCGGCTTTGTGGAAGGCATTCTTGAGGATTCTGTATTGCTGGAGATTGATGCGGCGATCCTGGAAAGCGCCAAGACTGAAGGCAAACCCAGCCGCCAACACAAGCTCATGGCCGCGGCTGCCAACGACCCTGTGGCTGTGCGCCTTGAAGAACGCGGGTTTATCTTATCGACCGGTAAGGCGGGTGAACTCTTTATCGAATGCCCCTTGGCTAAGCAGCATACGCAAGCCTCTAGCCCCACAGCCACCGTGTATTACCCAGCACATACCGGAGGTTATGCCAATGGCGCGTTTGTATGCCAGCACGCCCACTGTCGCGGGGTGCCGCAATCGGCGTTTCTACATGAAATAGGACTCTATTCCGATGAGGAAATGCTAGCCATGTTCGAGGACCTCACGGACGAGCCTGCCACGCTTGCCGTTGAGCGGCACGACGTGCCCGAAGCGCTGTACCTAACCACTGACACAGCGAACGCAGTGCGGATTGCCAAGCACTACGGCAAACGGCTGATGGTGTCTGCTGAGCGTTGGTTCGTCTGGGAAGGCACCCACTGGGCGCATGGTATGGATGCGGCGCGCCTGTTGGCGTTAAAACTCTCCAAAATCATTCGCGGCGAAGTGGAGCAATGGCGCACCAAGCGAGCGGACACGGAGAAGGAAAAAAGCAAAAACGCAAAGATCGCCGCTGCGCTGGAGGCATGGGGCAAGAAGTCGGAAATGCGCAGCACTGTAGAGGCGGCGATGGCGCTGGCCAAAAGTATGTTGGTTGTGAAAGCGGAACGGCTGGACACGGACCCTTGGTTGTTGAACTGCGCCAATGGCACCGTGGACCTGCGTACCGGAACGCTCAAAGCGCATCGCCCCGAGGATTACATTACGCGAGTTGTCCCCGTTAACTACACACCCGATGCCGCTGCACCTGTCTTTAAAAAGACACTGGCGCGCATCACCTGCGAAGAAGGGCAGGCCCAGCAGCCGCTCAGTGACTTTCTGCAACGCTGGTTCGGCTACTGCGCCACCGGCTCGGTACGTGAGCATAAGCTGGCCGTGATGTACGGGATGGGCCGTAACGGGAAAAGTACGCTACTGGACCTGATCTCAGGGATTCTCGGCAGTTATGCAGGGGTGGCCGCCCCTGGGCTGCTGATGGACGGAGGCCACGACCGACACCCAACCGAGATTGCCGATCTGGCGGGACGGCGCATGATGACGGTGAATGAAACCAGCGAAGGAGGCATCTTACGCGAAGGCTTCGTAAAGCAGGCCACCGGAGGGGATTCACTCAAGGCCCGTCATATGCGTAGTGACTTCTTCGAGTTCCAGCCCACGCACAAGCTGCAATTACTCACTAACCATAAGCCTGTCATCAAGGGGCAGGACGTGGGCATCTGGAGTCGCCTAATGCTCATCCCGTTTAAAGCGCGCTTCGGCACCGCTGAAGAAATTGAGGCGGGGGCCGCCCAATACCCCATAGACCATAAGATCACTGAGAAGCTTGCCGCTGAACGAGAAGGCGTCTTAGCGTGGGTTATCGCTGGTGCCGTGGAGTGGTATCGGGACGGGCTTAACCCGCCTGGGATTGTGAGGGACGCTTCAAAGGACTATCAGACGGAGCAGGACCGCGTTACTCAGTTCATTAAGGATGAGTGCGTATTAGGGATGGAACATGAGGAGAAGATCAGTACACCGATGGGTGGCGGCTTATACCCTGCCTATACGCAATGGTGCAAAGAAAGCGGCGTTTACCCACTGTCCAAAGTCCGTTTTCTTGGCGAATTGGAACGGTGCGTGCCGGAGTTTAAGAAAAGAGACGTAAACGATGCTGTTGACGGAGGAAAGCGCCGTAGGTTCGTAGTCATCCAAGGGATCAGGTTACTAGACGCTGACATATAGCATCGAACCTGATCCGTTTAAGCGAGATGAACCCGCAGATTATGCGGGTTTGTCGTTTCTAACTAGACACATTTTGAGGTTCGGAAGGATCAGAAGAATCAGGGTGAACCTTCTGATCCTTATTTGACTACTGTTTTTACTATTCCACCACAACTCACTGTATAAGAAATATACAGCATATATAGAGAGAAATAGGAAAACGACATTAATAAGGGATCAGAAGGATCACCCAATCGCACATCCACCCGCGCCCGTACATCTAGCCATTGCCACCCCGACGGGAGAAAGCACCACACATCCAAGGAATACCAGACGGAGCAGGACCGCATTGCCCAGTTCATTGAGGAAGAATGCGTATTAGGGATGGAACACGAGGAGAAACTAACCGCTCCGATGGGCGGTGGGTTATACCCCGCGTATACGCAATGGTGCAAAGACAGCGGTGTTTACCCACTGTCCAAAACCCGTTTTCTTGGCGAATTGGAACGGTGCGTGCCGAAATTCAGGAAAAAGCATATATACGAAACCCCTGAGGGGGGAAAGCGCCGGATGTTTCTAGCTATTCAAGGTATCGCGTTGGCGGACGCTGACATATAACGAAAAGTAGTGCAGCGCCCTCTGCATCTCGCAAATGTCTGCAAACGCTGCGGGTTTGATGAAATCCGCAAAATTTTACGCGTTAATTCTCCTCTATCCGCACTACCTGCACTGTTTCTGCCTATGTTTTTCTATTATCCGTCCCAACTCATTGTATAAAAAATATACAGCATATATAGAGAGAAATAGGAAATTGGCCTAAATAACAGTGCAGGTAGTGCGCACCCCTAATTGCCACCCCACCCCCGCA